AAGTCAAGCAGTTTGAAGGAAATATTTATACTGCTTTTGGAAAGGCTTTACATACCCTATGTGAGGAAACTCTCACAAAGACTGAGCAGTATAGGTCTCAGGAAAAGATCACTACCCTGCTTAAGGAACAGTTTGTAAAGGAACTTAAAGCCCTGCCGGCTGAAGAGCAGCAACGAGCAGTTAATGAGTTTGATTTACAGCAGTGGAAGCAGCACGGCATTGAAATCATTCCCGACTTGTTCAGAACTCTCTCAGAGAAGTTCGGCAAGCTTGGTCAGGATTGGAACGTTCTGGCTGCCGAGGAGCAACTCTATGAGCCTATCACAGAATTTACGGAAGCAGAGAAAAATTTTAAAGGCTTTATTGACCTCGTGGTTCATACTAAGAAAGATGAGAAGGTACATCTCATTGACTGGAAAACTTGTTCGTGGGGATGGAAACCTCAAAAGAAAAGTGACAAAACCCTAGCATATCAGCTAGTTTTCTACAAGCACTTCTACGCTCAGAAATATGAAGTTGATCCCAAAGATATTGAATGTCACTTTGTTCTGCTTAAAAGGACAGCGAAGCCAGGGAAAAAAGTAGAGTTTGTGAGAGTAACCGCAGCAAAGAAAAGAACTAGCGACGCTATGAAATCTTTGACGACTGCTCTTTACAACATCACAAAAGAGCGTTATATTAAAAACAGAACTTCTTGTGTAGAGTGTAAGCACCGACCAGGTGTATGCGAATTCTACAGGACAGAATATTGCAAATGAGGTATAAAATTGGATAAAAAAATAACGGTTCTAACCATTAGTGATCACCCTTTATTACCTTCTGGGGTCGGAACTCAAACGAAATATGTTATTGAGGCACTTCTCCGTAGCGGGAAGTTTAATATTGTTTCACTTGGCGGTGCAGTGAAACACGCTAACTACACTCCTACTAGAGTAGATGGTTTCCCTGGAACTTGGGAGATCTTCCCTATAGATGGATATGGAAACGCTCAGATTGTTAGCTCTTTCATAAACGAAAGAAAACCAGATATTCTTTATTTTATGACTGACCCTCGTTTTTATGAATGGTTGTGGGCAATAGATGATAGTATCAGGGAAAACATCCCAATGGTATATTATCATGTGTGGGATAACTATCCTTATCCAAAGTTTAATCAACGATACTACGAATCAAACGATGTCATTGCGTCTATTTCAAAAGTAACGAGCGACATTGTTCGAACTGTAGCTCCAACTGTAGAAGAACACTATGTTCCACATGCTGTTGATTCTAAAATCTTTAACAAAAAGCCAGAAGCTGAAGTTGAGAAACTTCTTAAAGCAAATAAGCCTCTCAAGGATCGGTTCGTATTTTTCTGGAATAATAGAAATGCCAGAAGAAAACAAACAGGAAGTCTTATTTATTGGTTTAGGGACTTTTTAGAACTAGAGGAAGTTGATCGTGATAAAGTGTGCTTGTTCTTGCACACAGATCCAAACGATCCTCATGGACAACCAGTTCAATACCTTGTTGATGATCTAGGTTTTAATGAGGGAGAGGTGGTGTTATCCACTAATAAACTCCCAGCAGAGCAGATGAGTTTGTTGTATAACTTGGCTGATTGCACTGTTAATATTTCAGATGCCGAAGGTTTTGGACTGGCTACTTTAGAATCTTTGTCTTGCGGAACACCAATCATAGTAAATATGACAGGCGGGCTACAGGAACAAGTTACAAATGGTGAAGAGTGGTTTGGTATCGGTATTGAGCCTGCATCAAAAGCCGTTATTGGATCACAAAATGTTCCATACATTCACGAAGATCGTATCTCCAAAGAAGATTTCATAAATGCTTTGTTGCAAATGTATAATAAGACCCCAGAAGAAAGACAAAAGCTCGGCGAGCTAGGTCAGAAGCACGTTCAAGAAAACTACAGCTTTGAAACCTTCGGGAAGCAGTGGGTAGATTTGATGACAAGTGTTCATGAGAATCATGGATCTTGGGAAACAAGAAAACATAAAAATATTAGGGTAGAACAACTATGAGCAAACCAAGAGTATTATTAGTAGGATCAGTTTGTAACTTATCGGGGTATAGCGAGCACGCTAGAACTCTTTTGGATTCCCTGATCGAGATGCAGGACACTATTGATTTGTATGTCCAGAATACTCAATGGGCTGCTTCAACTACAAGCAGTAAGTATTTTGAGAAGTACAAAGATCTAATAGTTAAAACAAACACCCTCTTTAACTCCCGAAAAGACCCAGAAGGAAGAGTTAATGTCGCTGGATTGTTTGATGCTACATATCAGGTGAGACCACCGAATGAGTTTCAGAAAATGTCAGAGAACGATGTCGGTGTAACAGCCGCACTAGAAACAACATTTGCCCCGCCAGAATGGGTCTCTAAATGTAATCTAATGAAGCATGTTCTAGTGGTCTCAGAGCACGCTAAGAAGAATCTAAAGAATACAAAAGATCAAAACGGACAAGGTATTTCCACACCAATCACGGTGATTCCATTCGGGTTCAATAGTTCAATTGAAATGTTGGACATCTATGAAGATATGGATATCACAACAGATTTCAACTTTCTTACAGTCTGTCAAATGGCACCAAGAAAAAACTTTGAGAATATGCTCACGTGGTTTGTACAAGAGTTCAAGGACGACGAGAAGGTAGGACTCTTTGTAAAGACACATCTCCAGAATAATAGTACGTTAGATTTTCACGCTGTCAGGGCTAGAGTAAATCATATCCTTGATGCAGCTTCAAAGGAAAGAAAGTGTAAGGTTTATCTTGTTCATGGGAATCTTACTGAGCAGCAGATGGCTTCTCTATATAACCCAGAATACGTTGATTGTTATATTTCAGCTACCCACGGCGAAGGGTTCGGCATTCCATTATTTAATGCTGCTTGTAATAGTATTCCAATCATTACTACAAACTGGTCAGGGCATCTTGACTTTCTCAGGGCACCTGTGCAAGTTAGGAAAAGAAAGAAAATCATAAGCCACTTCCTAAAAGTTGATTTCGATATCGACAAGGTAAAGCAACAACACTTGATGCCAGGGTTAATCACAGAAGATTGCCTATGGGCTTATCCAAAGGAAGAGTCTTTTAAAAAGAACTTAAGGTTCATAAGAAAAAATAAGACTTCATACCTAGAAGATAGTAAGAACTTATCACTACACTTGAGAGAAAAGTTTAGCTTAGAAAATATAAATAAGCAATATCAAGAGTTCGTTGCTAAAGATATTCAAAATATTGCTTGGTCATCTTCTGTTATGAAGGAAGTCGTAAGTGTCTAACACACAATATGACATAATATTTGTAGCAGATTTCTTCACAAATGAAATCCCTAATGGTGGTGGTGAAGTTTGCAACGAAGAGTTGATAAATCTTTTACGTAAAGATAACAGTGTATTGAAGTTACACTCTTATAAACTATCTGATAGTTTTTTAAAGGCACACCCTGATAGTTTATATATTTTATCTGGTTTTTTACTTGCTCCAAAAGAATCACTCTCAAGTTTGGAGAATATGAAGTATGTCATATATGAGCACGATCACAAATATCTACTGAACAGGAACCCTGCTGCTTTTAAAGAATATGTCTCTCCAAAGGAGAACATTGTATTTGAGAGTTTGTATCAAAACGCAAACTTGGTTGTTTGTCAGTCCAAGCTTCATCAAGAAATAATAAGCAAGAACCTACCAAACCTATCAAATCTTTATAACGCTGGGTGCTCCCTTTGGGGAGAACAAATAGAAAAGTTCAACCAGGCATCTAAAGATAATCAACAGCGTAAATCAAGAACAGCCATTTTAAGAAGTAATCAAACAAACAAGGGTCAGGATCTAGCACAGGAATACTGCCATAACTCAGGAATACAGTATGACTTAGTTTCTGCTAGGAACTCTGTTGAGTTATATAAGGTATTATCGGGGTATGAGACTTTAGTATTCTTGCCGAGAACACCAGAGACATTTTCCAGGGTTTTTCTGGAAGCTAAGCTTGCTGGCTGCAAAGTTATAACAAATAACTTGATTGGTGCTTTGTCAGAAAAGTATGACTGGAGTTCTAGGGAAAGTATCTTAGACAAGTTGAAACAAAAGGAAGCTGAACTCGTTGAGGCGATAAGTTCTTTATTCACTTCCTCAAAAGATACACAGCCAAGGAAAAAAGAAGTAACCACCAAAAAGCAGCCAAAGATCTCTATTATAACATCCGTCTTCAAAGGAGAAGATTACATAGAGAAGTTTCTTGCGGAGATGACAAAGCAGCAAAACTTTTCCGAGTGTGAAATGATCTTGGTGGATTGTAATAAACAACCAGGCTTTGAAAAAGAGGTAATAGAAAGATATCAAAAGCATTTTTCTAACTTAAGGTATCACCATCTTGAGAAAGATCCTGGAGTGTATGGTGCTTGGAACTATGGGATTAAAAACTCAAAAGGCAAGTATATTACAAATGCAAACCTAGATGATTTCCGATCTTATGAGCAGCTTAAAGTTTTGTCAGAGATGCTTGATAAGAATAAGGACATTGATCTTGTGTATCATCCCTTTATTCAGACCGACAAGCAAGAAGATACTTTCTATACAACTCTTTATAGGAAGACATATGAGAGTTATGATTTTTCTCCAAAAATGATGATCAAGTGCCTACCAGGATGTATGCCATTGTGGCGAAGATCCCTACATGATAAAAATGGATACTTTGAAGAAAAGTATAAACATGCTGGAGATTGGGAGTTTTGGTTAAGGTGCGTTCAATCTGGCAGTAAGTTTATGCGAAACAAAAAGGTGATGGGGTGTTATTATTTTAACCCTGAGGGTTTGAGTACTGCTGTTTCTAATAATCAAACAAAACATGCTGAAGAAATAGAAGTCTTCAACAAATATAGGGAAGTTATAAATGGAAAAAGCAACTAAGTTAGTTGAATATTATAAAGACGACAGAGGACAATCCATAATCGGTCCTTCTACAGCAACCATCTTCTATGGTCAATGCGGGGAGGACTTGGAGGTCTATGTTGATTTTATAGCTAAAAATAAAGAAGTATTCAGAAATAATGGAACCTATATTGAAGTCGGCGGCAGTGATGGAGTTAAGTTTTCAAACACTAAGTTCTTTGAAGATGACCTAGGTTTCACAGGGGCACTGATCGAACCCGTCCCAGAGTTTTTTAGTATGCTGCAAAAAACAAGACCAAACAACAGCCTTCACAACTGTATTGTGTCGGAATCAGAGGAACCACAAGACTTCTTAGTATCAAAAGGACCAGGCGGAGGCTGGGTTTCTGGCATGGAAAAGACAATGTCAGAAAAGAACAAGCTCTCCTGGCATGGTCAAAACAGTTCCCTGATAAAAATCCAAACAGATAAGATCTCGTCCATTGTAAAGAAATCAGGTTTAAAGTATGTTGATTTGTTCTTTATAGATGTTGAGGGTGCTGAAAAAGAAGTACTCGAAACAGTAGATTTCAGTGTTCCAATCTACGTTATTGTTATCGAACTAGACGGAACAAACGAAGAAAAAGACAATGAGTGTAGAGAAATATTAGAACAAAACGGATTCACTTTTCACAAAAAATGTGCTCTGTCAGATATCTGGTACAATGAAAACTATTTTGATGTTAGAGGCAGATAACATGAAGAAGGTCATAACTTTTAGTCTGTGGGGTGACGACAAGAAATACACCATCGGAGCCATTGAAAATGCTAGGCTAGCTCAAGAGCATTACCCAGGGTGGGTTTGTCGATACTACCTTGGCAAATCTGTTCCTGAAGACATTGTTAAGCAACTGGATGATTTTCAAAATACAGAGATTGTCCTAATGGACGAAGACGGTGACTGGACAGGTATGTTTTGGAGATTTTATGCTGCTAGTGATCCTGATGTATCAATCATGATATCTAGAGATTGCGATTCAAGACTTGGGAATCGTGAGAGAATGGCGGTTGAAGAATGGGAACATAGTAATAAAAGTTTCCATATAATGCGAGACCACCCACATCATGGAACTGAAATACTTGGCGGCATGTGGGGGTGCAAGAAGCCATTGTTGAGTAATATGGTTTCCCTGATAGAAGATTATAAAAGAATCGGCAACTTTTGGCAAGTTGATCAAAACTTTCTTAGAGAAAGTATCTACCCAGTTGTAAGCCAGGATAGCATGGTTCATGATGAATTTTTTCAAAAAAGACCATTTCCCACAGAAAGAGATGGACTAGAATTTGTTGGGCAAGTATATGATAAAAACAATATGCCCCTAGAAGAACATAGAGCCTCATTGAGAGAGGCATTAAGGAGTTTAAGATGACAATAGGAATTTTAGGTAATGGTTTCGTTGGAAATGCCATAGCAAATGGATTTAGTTTGTTTTGTGATGTTAGGATCTATGACAAGGATCCATTGAGGTCAATTAACACACTAGAAGATACAGTGATCAATAGTGAATATGTTTTCATCTGTGTTCCAACTCCTATGAAGGTTGATGACCTTGGTAGAGTCGATACATCCATCATTGAGGGTGTATTGCAGGAAGTCCAAAAGATTAAAATCGGAAATAGAGATAGGATTTATATTATCAAATCATCAGTCCCTCCAGGATCAGTGGAAAAGTTTATAGAACAATACCCAGATCTAAACATAGTTTTTAACCCAGAGTTTTTAACCGAAAGAAGTGCAAACCTTGATTTTATCAATGCTACAAGGATTGTGATAGGCGGAGACAAAGAGCACACTGATAAGTTAGAAGAATTTTATAGGAAAAGATTTCCTTATAAGAAGATCATAACAACAGATGTAACGACAGCACAGTTCATAAAATATATGGCTAACTGCTTTTTCTCAGTAAAGATTTCATATATGAATGAAATGCTTCAAATGTCTAATGAACTAGGAGTTGATTGGGAAGCAGCCAAAGAGGGATTTTTATCCGACGGAAGAGTTGGGAATTCCCACCATTCAGTCCCTGGGTACGATGGAGAGCTTGGGTTTGGCGGAAAGTGTTTCCCTAAAGATATAAATGCATTTATAAACATTGCTAAAGAGTTGGATGTAAATCCATTAGTTTTACAGGCAGCTTGGGAGAAGAACCTAGAAGTTCGAAAAACAAGAGACTGGGAAGAGATCCCTGGAGCCACATCATAATGAAAATTCTTATAATCCAAGAAAACGGAAGACACGAACAGAATCGAAACTTTAGAGAATGCTTTTCAATGAAAAGGTCTCTAGAGAAGCTGGGTTGTAGTGTCGTGGTATGGGGCTTGGGGCATAATAATTTTGAAAATAAAAATATCATAAATGACCACTATGATCTTATTATTAATTTAGAAAACTATGACACAAGTGGTTGGCTACCAAGCCTAGAAGATATGGATTGTATTAAGTTGTTGTGGAGTATAGATGCTCACTGTCGAACAATGACACCTTATATAAACACTTTTAACCAGGGAAAGTATAGTAAAATACTTCAATCAACAAAAGATTACTTGAATGATGTTAGTATTTGGTTTCCCAATTGTTATGATGATACACTGATACATAAACGGGACATCGAAAAGACAAAAGACATAGGATTCTGCGGATCGCTATTGAATAGATCGGGGGTTCTTAACTTTTTAAATGAAAGATACAACCTCCAGCCAGACATCTGGGTTCTTGGTGATGCAATGGTAGATAAGATTAATTCTTATTGGATTCACTTTAATATGAATCTATCAAATGACATAAATTACCGCAGCTTTGAGACGATAGGGTGCGGAACCGTATTGCTGACAAATTACAACCCGCAGTATTTAGAGCTTGGATTCAAAGATGAATATAACTGTCTCATGTACAGAGACCAACAAGGTTTAACAGAAAAAGTTGATAAGTACTTAAAAAAATATGATCTCTTGGATACAATAGCCGAGAATGGTCTATCTCTCGCCAAAGAACATACATATGACAAAAGAGCTATTATGCTCCTAGATATCTATAGGGACTTAAAGTCTTGAAATGAGTGGATAGAAAATGAAACTAGACAAGACTAGAAAAGTTTTTCGGTTTGATGACATATGCATCAATACAGATTTAGAGCACGCTAATATTTTAGCCTATCAGATACTAAAAAAATACCCAGATGCACAGGTATTGTACTGCATATCTCCATGTGTAAATGATATGTCAGATTCTTCAGATCCTGTAACTTCACAAAGAATATTTCCTAAGATTTATAATGCTTATAGTGACCACAGGATATTCTACAAAATAGATAAAATCGGCATTCCTGAAATACCTGACAGGGTCATTTCAGCTTCGCATGGATTAGTACATGTAGATCATCGACTTTTAGAATTTTCTGCACAAGAAATGAGCATACTAGTGAGTTGCTCGTTGGCCAAGAGTAGAATATTCGTACCTCCGTTTAATAAATGGAATAAACATACAGAAAAAATATGTCAAGAACATGACATAGAGTTAGTAAAGTTTGAAGACGGCTGGTTGTGTTGTGAATATAATGAATACAACCCAGAGCATAATTTGTGGTACCTCCACCATAGAGAAATAGCCCCAGAACATTTCAAAAAATGGATTGGCTTATTATGATGACAGATAAATCCTTACCAAAATTAAAAGATATTGTTAGTGTAATCAAACAGTCAGCAAGTTTATTTACCGATCAACAAGATCCCCACACTGATCGTTTGAGTATTATCATTAATTCTGTCCTGCCCTCTATAAGAGGTAATATTATTGAAATAGGTGCTGGCTTCGGTGTAGGCACACAAAAATTAGCCGCCATAGCAGAACGTCATGACGTTAACGTTACGGTCATAGATCCCTTTGAGTCTGGATGGGATGAGATGCCCGAATCTTATGGAAAGCCGTACCCTTTTGAGAAATTTAAACAAAACTTAAAACCGTTTTTAGAATCACGAACAGTTTCTGTCATCCAAGAAAATTCCAATCATCCAGAGCTTTACCATCAGCTAGAGAAAAATAAACCATATGTGGCAGCCTTTGTTGATGGACTACAGTATGCCGACCATTTACTAGGCGACATAAATCTTATGGCACAACTAGACGTAACTATAATATGTCTAGATGATATGAATCGCCTTACCAACTTCAGTCAGACTCCTTTAGCAGTCGTAAACTTCTTAGAAAATAACAATGACTATCAAGTAGTTTATAATAATCAACGAGAGATTTATCTAGTAAAGAAAACCATTTAGCGGAAGAAAAAATGTAATGAATACAACCCAGAACATAATTTATGGTACTTGCACCACCGAGAGTTTGCTCCAAGTGATTTTAAAAAAATGGCTAAACAATACGGGTAAAATATGACGATATCAGATTCACAGAAGAAAACATTGGATAGTTTTACTTGGGGCGGTTCAGGCATGGTGAGGGAGGCTGCTGAGTGGATTATAGAGAACATCCCTCATGGTGAAATAGTTTTAGAGATAGGGGCAGGACTAACAAGTACAGAATTTTTGTCTAACTATTGGAAAACTTATAGCGTAGAGCAAGACAAAAGGTGGATGACGATTAAAAACAATAACCTTAATTATATTCATGCACCTCTTGTAGGTGGCTGGTACGACGTAAATTGTTTAACTAATCAGCTTCCTAAGGAATATTCTATGATACTAATAGACGGTCCAGTATATGGAGACAGGCATAAGATAATAGATAATATAGGCTTGTTCGATATAGAAGATACTGTTATTATAGTTGATGATACATATAGAAAAAAAGAAAGAAATATTGTAAATGAATTATTAAAACTAGGAAAAGAGATAATACTTGAAGGCACTGAGCGTGGCGCACCTCAATTTACTGTATTAAAATAAAAAATGAAAATATCAATACATCAACCTAATTTTATGCCTTGGTACCCCTTCTTTAAAAAGGTAGAGGAAGCTGATATATTTGTTATTCTGTCACATTGTCAATATGAAAAAGGTGGATTTCAAAATAGATTCAACATGAATGATAGGTGGCACACTATGAGTGTAAATCGAGGAATGCACAACATAACAACCAAACAGTATATTAACGAAGTGAAAGACTGGGACAATATCAAAAGAAAACTGCCCGAATATCAAAAGACTTTGGACGAGTTTGATGACTGTATTCAAAAAAGTTTAATGCATACAAATATAGATATCATCAAAAAGATTTGCAGTTTTCTTAATATAAAGACAAAGATAGTATATGATAAAGAAACAGACCAGAAGGGCACTGACAGGCTGTTAGAGATCTGTAAAATACATAATGCTGAAACTTATATTGCTGGACCTAGCGGAAGAAAATATCTTGATGAAAGAAAATTCTTAGACAATAATATAAAAGTAATTTACCAAAACCAAAAAGAAAAAGATAAAGTTCCAATTTTAAAAGTTATATAGAGGAATTAATATGTTCGATAGGGTCATATTGTCTACTGATGAGGCATTTAAAGACTTTTTGCCAATCTGTTGTAAAGCGTGGGACCTGTACTTCCCAGGAGTTAAAGTAAGTTTAGCTTTTATAACAGATCGGGATGATGCTGATCCTGTTGTAAATCATATGAGAACTTTTTGCGAGGTTCGTTTATTTAAGCCTGTTGAGGGAATTCACACAGCAAATCAAGCTAAGTTTGCTCGTCATTTTTTGGCTACCAAATACGAAGACGAAGTGTGTATGATAGAAGATATTGATACTATCCCGCTACAGAGAGAATACTATTCTGATAGAACTTCACAAAGACCTAAAAATCACCTTCTAGCAGTAGGGTCTGAAGTTTATGGTGGAATCTCTGGGGAAGGAAAATTTCCCATTAGCACAATGACTGCTGAATCTAAAGTTTTTCAGAGATTAATAAATCCAGATAATCTTTCTTTTCAAGAAAGAATAGAATCACTTGTCGGCACGAAAGTTTATGACAATAATGAGGATATATCAAATCCATGGACTAAGTTTTCTGATGAATCCCTTATGAGAGTGTTGATTAACGAATCAGACATAAGCGTTCATCATGTTAGAAGGTCAGTAGATACTAAGAATTTTTGGATTGATAGAAGTTGGTGGTCAGTGGATTTAAATAAATTAAAGAATAATCTTTATGTCGCTTGCAATTTTAAAAGACCATTTAAAGATAACTACAATCAGTTTTTAGATATAATAAGGCATATCAATAATGATATTGAGCCAAATATTGATGATTTTATAATCAAAGGAGACTAAAATGAAACTTTCAGATCAAGCCGTTGGTGCATTGCTAATGACACTACAGAAGTGTCTAGCAGAACAAACAGATATTACAGAACTTCTATCGGACTGGAACCTAGAAGTACAGAACGATGAAATCGTTGTAACCAACCCACCTTCAGTCAAAACAGCAACTGAATAATGCCTCTGTACGTCTACGACTGTTTGGACTGTAAAGAACAAGTAAGCATCCGGCACGCATATAACGCCAAAGGGGCGGAGTGTACCAACTGTAAATCACAGAACATACAGAAAAACCTTTCCAACGTTTTACAAGTAACAAAAAAATGCTATAATACCAAAGAGAAAACAGGAAGTCAAGTAGAAAAAGCAATCCAAGAAGGCAAACAAGAGTTAGAAGCCTACAAGAAGCAAAAAAAGAATCGGGTTTATAAGAAAAAATGATTACCACAACGCTTTTAACGATCGCTTTAATATCCTCAATGGTTGTTAATATTGTTTTTGTTTGGTATACCCGCAGTCTCTTAAGTTATTTGGAAATGACGAACGAAGAGACAAGAATCGTCTTGGAATCTATTGCAGAGTATGAAGCACATTTAACTGACGTTTATGGGCGTGAACTTTTCTACGGTGACTCCACATTGGAGAAGCTTTTGATGCATACCAGTAATCTTGCTGACGAAGTCCAAGAATATCTCAAAGCCAATGAGGATCTTACTAGAACAGAAACAGAGACTGAAAATGCCTAGGAAAAAGAAAAAGAACAATTATTACTTTACGGAAGTAACAGAACAGGCGATTGTAGAATATTGCAACACAGACAGCTTATCACAAAGAACAAAGCTTTATACAGAACATATTCAACCTGCTTTTGATGAACTCGTAGATAAGATTGTCTATACTTATAAATTTACTTCCCTTGAGAATATTGAATACCACAAGGACGACTGTAAGATCTGGCTTACAACTATTCTAGGAAAGTTTGACCCCTCCAAGAACAAGAAAGCCTTCTCCTACTTCTCAGTCGTAACAAAGAACTGGTTCACGCATAAGGCTAAGAAACAAACGAAGAAGAACCGCCGTGAAGTTAATTATGACGAAATGGTTAGGGAAGTAGAAGCAATATCAGGGACTGAGGGCGACCTGATGACTGATATCGAGGAAAAGGAATTCTGGCTCTCACTCCTCGGTGAAATCAATAGCTGGCAAAACCTCACTCTAAAGCCCAACGAAGAGAAAGTTCTCAATGCCGTCATCACTTTGATGGAAAACATAGAACAAATAGAAATCTTTAACAAGAAAGCAGTCTATCTGTATATGCGAGAGATCACAGGTCTCAACACAAAGCAAATCGTGAGTGCCCTCAACAAAATGCGGGAAAGATACAGGACCTTTAAAAAGAAGTGGAATGAAGGAGAAATTTCTTAACATTCTATTTATTGTATGAAGAAAGATCTCAACTCACTAATCGAACAAGCCCTAGAAAACATTAACAGGGACAGACAAGAAACAGAAATGCTCCTAGACAACTTAAAGGAGTATATGAGTGTTTCTAAAGATCGTTATTCAGATTCCGGTCCCACAGCCGCTAAATTTGTGGAAACACTACAACGAAGCAACGAACAGCTAGTCAAGCTAGCAACTCTGGTTTATAAGAAGGATCAAGCCTCCAATCAAACAGGTCTTAGCGAAGACGATAAGAACCAATTGTTTGATATTCTAAAGGAGGATTGATATGGCTACCAGACCAAAAGATCTAAAAGATCAAACAATTTACGACGACGATAAGCAACAGCTTTTCCAAAATGATATGTCTTTTGGAAATGATATAAGCAATAATGCTTGGGATCTCGACCGTTCCACTCCTATGGGAACGTTAAAGAATATCATTCGTAGATTAAATACACCAAACTCTTCAACAGATTTAACTATAGCAAAAGCTTTAGTCTTACGAGTAGAGGATCAGATTAAGTCTTTTTACGAGACAGTAAACCAGCCAGACTCAGAAGCAAAATATCAAATGGCTAGAGTTATGGTGTTTAGTGATCCAAGACATTTCTGGATTCCAGAAGTTAAGAGGTTTGACGATCCAGCAATCGGATTCTATCCTTTGGTTAAATATGTTTATAGAGACAAGGTTGGTACAGGCATAAAGCCTGGTGATATAGTAGAAGTACAATTCAATAATCCAAGAGCACAGTTCTCCAGCCATATGGAAACAGGGAACATTATTAATATCGAAGGGCACCTCAATAACAAGTATGCTCTACAGGAAGCCCAGAAGTGTCTAACAATCTTACCTTCTACAAGCCAAGTGTCGCCAGATCCCTGCGAGACAGTTTCAAGACTTGGAGAGGTTGCACCTATCTCAACTCCTCCAATGACTTTAGACTCAGGGCAAATACAACTTTCTCCTACTCCTCCCGTTAGGAGTTTGTTTGTTACTTCCCCTTATAATTTGAACAGAAGACACCCAGTGAGTGGAAGGATAAGGGCTCACTACGGTACAGACTTTAGGGCTCCAATTAATGAGCCTATCTTTGCTGCTTTAGACGGAGTAGCTACTCTGAGAACAAACGGCGGCGGACCAACTAAAGGATATGGATATTACATATTCATAAGACATACAGCATATAGTACTTTACCGAATATGTCCCCAGAGCCTTTCTTCACCCTTTATGCACACCTTCAGGATTACAATAGAAGACCAGTTATAAGGAATGGACAAAATGTAAAACGAGGTCAGCTTATAGGATACTCTGGAGGTTCTGGTATTGGAAATGGTGCCCACCTTCACTTTGAATATATCACTAATTCCTCTACACCATTTAATGCTGGAAGCAAAAAGGACCCAATGGCTCATTTTATTGGAAAAACCTTCTACCAGTCACAGGAGTAAAATATGTTAGGCAAATCAATAACAGAAGCACTCCTAGCAAATAATAAGAAATCACTTGAGAATGATTCCCCAAAACTTCAAGGACAAGAATACTCAGGATATTTCCAGTCTGACATTATAGGGCCAAATCCTTCTTATAACCTCAAAGAGTCAGAAAATATCATCCAAGGGAAACACAACACCATTATTATTATGGGTCGTGACCGTCCAGGTAGTGAGTTCTCTGGAAAAGGATCATCAGCCAATACCAATGTTGGGTGCATTGACATAATCGCCGGCTTGTCTGGCATTATGGCTAGAGAGGTTGATAATCAAGGGGAAAAGGTACTAACAAACAAAAGTACCGAACTTGATTCTGCTCGTATCTATATATCGCAGCGAGCAGACATTGATTCGCCCGAATACTTTAACCTTGCCCCAGGAAAGGTTGGCAACCTAACCAACCGCTCCGCTATCGCTATAAAAGCTGACTCTGTGCGAGTTATCGGGAGAGAAGGCATAAAGCTGGTAACTAGCACTGATTCTTATAATGGTGCTGCTGGTATGTTTATTGGAGACAATATTCAGGGCATTGATCTGATCGCCGGCAATAACGACGCAGACTTGCAACCAATGGTAAAGGGCGATGATTTAGCAGAACTGCTAGACAATATGTTAGAGCTTATTGTTGATCTTCACGGTTCAGCCGCTTTTACACTGGAGCTTCTTGCTACCTTAGCTGCTGCATTTGTTGATCCAACTGGGGTATCTGCAACTAAGTTGGCTTCTATGGTAAAACGCTTGCCCACAGAGGTGGTCAATTTATCTTTACAAGAATGGAACTTTACTTTCCATCAGCTTAACTACAGTAATAAAAATCCTTTTGCAAAATACAATTTCCGTAGTAAATATAATAATGTAAATTAGGTAAGCAGATAATGGCTCTCACTGAACGACAACGAAGAATAATCAACCCTTATGCGGAAAGCATTAACACGGAGGAACGCCGTGGTGTTGGTTACGATTATGAAAATGAATCTAACAAATTCGTTATCGATGCGATTCATGAGAGTTATTTATATTTTTATGAGTTTCCCGCAATTGGGTTGGAACTAGCAGGTCGTAATCGCACAATCACTACAAGTGATATGTTGGCATATTTCGCACTTCATCCACAGAACGGTAAAGTTGTAGGGAACGAAGTACAGAAAATCAGCGATACGAAAGCAACAGAAGCCCTCCAACTAATAGTAGAGGAGCTAAGAAGGAATGGTGTCCTGGAGAAATATTCTTCAGAAACTTCTGAATTGACGTATCAGAGGGAATATAGAAACAATGATATACGCCCTGATTTAAATCAGGATATCGCCAATCTAATAGCTATTCCACCCGCCCACTCTAGGCAGTATAAGAATAAACTTAGAAAAGCTCTTGATCTTCCAGAGGTTCAATACAGCGAGGAAGTTGGGCTTGACCTATTGAACCTAAGTCCTAGCGTTACAACTTATATAAGCTCAGATTCAAATGTAGATTTATATGACTGGAGAAAGAACGGACTTCCAGGGGAAGATAATGACAGAGTTTATTATAACCCAGTTGATTTAAAATATTATTATGTCAAGCGAACAGGACGCACAGAAACTGGAGCGTATGCTTTCAACTCCTTGAGACTAGGAGAAAGAGCAGATGCAGTGGCGACCTGGCTTGGATACACTGAGAGTCAGAGAGGAAGATATAACGATGCTATAGAAACAAGCATTCGTGAGATACTGAAGCTCACAGGTAAGCACTCGGAAGCCAACTTTCAGAGGTTATTATCAAAATACTCAGCCCCTGAAACTTTTTCTCTTTTAACCTACAGAGACTTAAGACCAGGCTCAAGGTGGATCTACTGCTTACAAATAAACTCATCCGATGTTAATAATCTACCAGATTCATTAGAATCTGAAGACAGACCTTCTTTTGAAGAGTATGAACTTTCCTCCCTCCAGAAGGCAAAGAGAATAATCGGAGAAGAAAACAAAACCGCAAACAGTGTAACCTTCCGTGTGGAAGATATGTTGAGGTATATGTTCTCAGTCAGGGGCATCCTTGTAGAATACAACGAAAAGCTTTTAGACGACGGTTTAACGCCGCAGGTTCTCAATGGACTTGATTTAGGTAGAGAGGCTGACCGACTTGAGTCTTTCTTTGATTTGTTGTCTCTATTTTACGGGTACAATAAAATATCCCTAGAAGACGAAGACCTCGTCCAGATGTTCTTTACTGAAGATTATTTGCTGGATCACATTTGTATCAACGGAAGTTTTTATTATCAGGGAACTGGTAACACAACATATCTTAATATAGAAGAAGAGCAAGCCCGTATAGCAAATGCGTTCTCTCTTTTTACGCCAACAACTTTTTCGTTCATAAAGAATAGTTATCCAATCTATAATGATGTGAAGAGTACAACACCTTCAACACGAGAAGATGCTTTAGACTTTTTATCCAAATATGCGTTTCCATCATCAAGGATTGATGCCGTTAAAGCAAAGAGAGCTAATGCTTCCGCTGCACAAGATGAACGCCGAAGGAGAAAAAGAAAAGATTTATTCACTAAGCTATCTGAACTATCCAAAACCAGTCCTGCTGAATATGAGAGACTATTCTCAAACAGGCCATTGTCTTATAGAATGTCTTCAACCCTTCAATCGATAGACTGCAATACAGGACAAGCAAAGGCAGCTAAGTACGCTTTAAGGTTTTGGCAAGCTGCTACAGGGAAAACAAAAGTAAGATCATTAATCAGGGAAACAATCATACTTCTCCGTCAGGAAATCATAGAAGATGAACTAACCAAACAAAGGCTCTCTGATGCTGCAAGATTTGCACAGAACCCCGCACTAGCTCAGAGGCAGGTGGAACAAGCGATCAATCAGCAGATATTCTGCTCGTTGGATGTCCTTGGAGACTTTATTGAAGATAGTTTCTTAGATCCCATTGGAGCACCTCCAGTAGCTAATGCTCTTGTAAGGAAGACTCTTGATGAGCCAATAAAGATTGAATTTACAAAGAGGAATATGATTTCTCTAAAGACTAAGCAATCAAAAGTCTATAGAAAAGCTATTGAAACAATTTTGCTAAACTTTGTTAAATCTATTGTTGCTGGTATAGCAAAAGATGTTATTAGTGCATTGTTGGGTTGCGGACCAGATGGAAATAAAAGACCAGCAAGTGGGTTAAAAAACTCTTTCAAGAAGCAAGACTTTGGATTTACTGATTTATCAAACTACGTTGATGAAGTAGATTTAGTAGAAATAGCTCGATTAGCGAACCTTTTCAATATCAATGAACAAGGACAAACTTCAGATGCGACCTTGGAACAGATTCAAAATGTTCTTGAGGATGTCTCTGCAATGGCAACCCCAGTTGAACTACAGCAACTTCTTGACGGTGATGCCAATTCTGAGTTGATAAACCACCTATTTGAGACTTTATCAAGTGATCACGTGGTCAATTATATTTCTCCTTTCTCAAATCCTGGTGAAGAAAATCGTGTAATAATTGATCCAAGGGAATATAATACACTAAACTTTACTGAAGAAAAGATTATTGACTTTTTCATTCTCCTTGGGGATGCTATAGAGGGGCAAGGTCAATTTGGTGATTTGCCTTTCCGCTCTCCCTTAGAGGCATACTGTGATCAGAGGGAAAACTACACAAATCCACTGGAGCTTAACTTTGAGATTCCAGAGATAGAAGCTCAATATTCAGACATAGTCAGTGATAAGATTAATAAAATTAATAACTTATGTAATTGGCTTAGAGATTTGTCTAATATAAAATTTGAACTAGAGAGATTGATTGACTCATTGCCAACAATGTCTTGGTACGATGATCTCTTGGAGTTTATAGCTGGCTTGAGTAACTCATTATCTGAGTGGCTTGCTGGTCTATTGTCAAATTTGTTTGGAAGAGAGCAAAGAAGAGTTCAAAACTATGAGTACAACTTATATAACTCAAAAATGGGAACTGAGATATACTACCAGCTTGGGACTAAACTAAGGGAAGGAAGTATAAATCAGCTTTATAAATCTAGAAATGGAGATGTGTTTTTCCAAACACCTGCTGGTTTTGGACAAAGAACACAAATAACGACTGTAGTTGATGATGATAACGTTACTCTAACTGGCGGACAGATAGGATCAAGAAGAAACGCCTGGACATCTGATAATGTCTATAACTTCTTTTGGATGACATATAGTGGAACTGGAGAGCTTCCTAAGATACCCATTCCACAATATAGAAATCCGCCAACAAAACCCTTTGATATTTATGGCACAGCTTACTATGCTATAAATAACGCACCTTCTCCTCTAAAGAAGCTACTAAATAATGCCCAAAGTCAAGGAACTGCGTTATTGAGTCCAGAAAGTTTAAGTCGAGTGTATCAACCCCTTCAGCCCGATGGAAATCCATCAACTATTGAAAAGACACAACTTAATAAAATAACAAATGCCACATATGGATATTTAAGACAACAAGAGAGCGTATTTCCATATCGTGGATATGCTGGTGCCTCAAACTTATACTGCTCAAATCCATCTAAGGGTGATATACGAATAGTTTATTGGGATGCCGATCGCCAAACTCCAACTGTTGCTTATTATAATCCTGCGGGGATTGTTCATAATGAAAAATCAATATCCTCGGAAACACAGACCGTAGGAGAGAATGGAGATTTTACTTCTGTAGATTACAGAATCTTTGACAATCTTCAGGTTGGGAACTTCAACTTTAGAGTAGATGATCAATACCAACTTTTTGTAAATGATACCCTTCTTCCTAGCATAAACTATGGCTTCTTTAATGAGGGGCAGGGCGGACTAAGTGGCATACCTAAGTTATATGGAAACTTCTCCGTAGGACTACCAGTTGAAAACCCAACAAATAACCAGTTGGCACTGCAAGCTTCTGATAGAGATGCTGATGTTGTTAGTATTCAAAACTATCGTGAAAGGCTGGATACGCAGATTAATATAGCTGTAATAAACGATACAGGTAGAAGGAGAATGCCTAGATATGTTGCAGCCATAGGAAAGCTTCCCCTTGAGAAGACGGATGATTTTTGTGTTACCCAGGAAGACACCTTCAGGGCAGAATCAGCAGTGCAAGTTTTGCAGACAAGAATGATTTCTTTCTTTATGAACATCATGCCGCTTGCTCGTGTATATACTTGCTGGGGCAGTGTTGGAACAACTCAGCTTATCGTAGATTATCTTCATAAGAAGATAACTGACGAACTAACGCCTAGAGAGATGATTGGACCTTTTTATGAATCTATTCAATACATTAAACTTGTTTTCCCTCACGATTCAGAGGATGAGGACTATAACAGAAATCCAATCATTAGAGAGGATTTAACTCCTGCGGAAAATATGAGGAACATTATAGAATCAATCTATCTTGGTATGTTGGATAATATTTCAACAACCTCTGAATATACAGGTATAAACAAATCAATATTTGACCCAGAAGCTCCTACTAATACCAAACAGCTATATGAAAATACTCTTGTTAAGTTTTATAGATTATTGTTCAATGTCAATTTTGAAGAATATGGTATTGCGGATCCAGACCAAGCCCGTGCAGCCCAGCAGATTATAGGTCAGTTCTACAATAGAAATCAAATAACGCAACTTGGACTTCTTGTGGGTGCCTATTATTTCCCAGTAGCTTTTCAGATTGCTTCTTATATGATCTATTATGATCGTGGCATACAGTATGCTAATAGGTATAGTGATACTCAGTATAGGATTCTGTTAGAAATAGCTGGTGCAGATGATAACCTACTTACGGCAATAAAAAGACAAGTGGTTCAGCGTTTTACTCCAACTTTTGTTGGTTTCCCAGTGAATGTTGAATACTACGACGGAACACAAGAAGTAACTTATTACTACTCAGATCAGGTAGAGCAACGAATTGCAATATTGAGAGAAGAGATTTCAGATGGGCTCTTAACCAGAGATAGAATACTAAGACTTAGAGACTTGTTATTCTTGAGAAATCAGGGATCAAGAGTTCAGTTCTCGCCAGACCAAAGATCCGAACCCGCCACGTTGATCAGTTTATTTCCTGAGTACTTTGGTGCTGGAAATCTAGTTGGAGATGACTTAGACGGTGGTGGTAGAAGACAACCAATACCGCAAAATCTTTCTCAAAGAATTTCAACAGAACTACAGGAAAGAGTAAGCGACCGTCTTCGGCTACTAAATAGTTTATTCTATAATCCAGATAGTAGAGATGCTTACATTAGAGATAATCTTGAAGGGCTCGAAGGACAAAGAGAACTAGAAAGACCTGATGGGGTTATAAGAAGAAGAGTAGTTGAGCAGATCCAAAACTTCTTATCACTAGAAGTCCAAGGAAGTACTGGATTAGGAAGAGGGGGATTAGACAATCTTTTCCCAAATGACAGGATGCCAGGATCATATTTCAACTTATTAGCCAACATATTTGAACTTTTTGGCACAGAGTTCCCAGATAGTCCAGATGGTATTGGGGGACCAGTAAATGCTGAAGGTGCTCCAGATAGTTACGTTCAGAATCAAGTAAAAGCTCTCTCACAGAGATTCTTCAGAATATATCTTGTGAATTTATATAGAAACTATAATGTACCTCTTCAAGGAAGATTAGAAGAGAAAAGTACTCTAGAAACACTAATTAACAGAAATGAGTAAGTTAGAAGGCATCTCACCAAGGCTTCCGTTAGTCTATGACCCAACAGACGGACCTTATCAGCTTAATAAGACGTTGAAGCAAACGTTTCAGCAGAACCTTAAGATGCTCATTCTCACGATGCCTGGCGAAAGACCGATGATACCAGAATTTGGTGTGGGCATATATGGCTATTTGTTTGATGGTGTAAATGACGAAACTTTTGGGAGAATCGCACAAGCTATAAAAGAGCAAGTAGAGTTTTATATACCTAGTATTTCACTAGAAGAGATTAACTTCTTGACAAGCGATGAAGACTCAACATTAAAACTAAACGAAGTAAGGGTGAGTATAAAGTATAACATATTGCCTTTTAACGAAGAAGATGAGTTAGTAATAACTTCGACGATGACTAATTAATATCGGGAAAAAATAATATGGCTAAAAGACCGATAAACTACACAAGCAGAGACTTTGAGTCTATTAAGACCGACTTAGAGAACTATGCTAAGCGTTATTATCCAACAACCTTCAAGGATTTCAGCGAAGCATCTTTCGGTGCTTTGATGTTGGATCTTGTCGCTTATGTCGGTGACCAGCTATCATTCTATGCTGATTTCCAAGCCAACGAAAGTTTTCTAGATAGTGCTATTAGATACGATAATGTTGTTCGTCTGTCAGAGACTCTTGGCTATAAAAACCAAGGTGTCGCTAAATCAACAGGTCAGGTGGCTATCTACATGCTTGTTCCTGTTGCAGCAAACTCTAGAGCACCAGATTTAGATTATTTTCCTATTCTCCAGCAAGGCACAATCTTTACGGGAGATAATGGAGCAACATACACACTAATAAGTGATGTTGATTTTTCCGATTCTAATAACGAAATAACAGTTGCTCGCACAGATACTACAACAGGTAACCCAACTTTCTTCGCTGTGAAAGCATTTGGACAGGTAGTTTCAGGGCAGCAATTCGAAGAACAGCTTACAGTAGGTGACTACCAGAGATTCTTGAGACTATCTCTAAGCCGACCAAATGTAACAGAGGTTCTGTCTATCGTTGATGCTCAAGGGAACGAATACTACGAAGTAGAAAATCTTTCTCAAGACGTAGTTCTATCTCAAGTTAAAAACGTAGATAACACATCAAGAGACGCTGTCCCATACTCTATGAGAGTGACTCCTGTACCAAGAAGGTATGTTGTAGAGTTTAATACAGACAACACAACAAGCGTTCAGTTTGGCTATGGCTCAGAAGATAATCTAACTGGCGATGTTGTAGCTGATCCTGCTGATGTCGTACTGAACGTTGATAGCAAGCCTTATGTTACTGAGACAACCTTTGATCCAACTAATCTAATCAAGACAGATAAGTTCGGAGTTGTTCCAGTAAATACAACATTAACAGTAACTTACACAGCAAATACTTCCAACATTGCGAATGCTTCAGTTGGTTCTGTAACAAATATTATCTCACCCAAGCTTCTCTTTAGAGACCGCTCTGCTCTATCTGAGGGAACTATCTCAACCATGGTAGGTTCCATTGAAGTCGACAACGAAGAGCCAATCCTTGGCGATACAGCACCTTTGACTGCTGACGAGATAAGAACCAGAGCATTTGGAACATTCGCTGCTCAAAACCGTGCGGTAACAAGAGAAGACTATATGAATCTTGCTTATCGTATGCCTGCAAAATTTGGGAAAATCAAAAGAGCAAATGTTGTTAGAGACGAGACTTCTCTAAAAAGAAATCTAAACATGTATGTTTTATCTGAGGACGAAAACGGAAACTTAACTATTCCTAACTCCGTATTAAAAGACAATCTTAAGGTATGGCTTGATAACTACCGAATGATAAACGACACAATCGACATACTCAACGGGAAAATAATAAACATTGGAATAAGGTATGAAGTGATTCCTGATCTAGACATTAACCGCTATGATCTTTTGCAGCAATGCAACAAAGCAATTAGTGATAACTTCTTGACCATCAAGTTTGGTTTAGGCGAATCAATCTACATTTCAGACATTTACAAAGTCCTTAATGATGTTCCAGGTGTAACCGATACTAAGAGTGTTGAGTTGTACAACCGTGTCGGCGGAACATACAGCAACGTTGTCTATGATATTAATTCTAACCTATCTAACGACGGCAGATACCTAAGAATTCCCGCTGACTCAGCAGCCGAAATTCTATTACCAAACACTGACATTGTTGGAGTGATAGTATAAAATGGGCATAAAAAAATATTACGCAACAAAAGATAACACAATCACAAATGCTTTCAAGGAAAACCTCATTACTAGAGGTACTGGCTCCAATATGGGTGCTGCTGATGTATTGGAAGCTTTTGTAATCCAAGGGCAAACATCTGCCTCAATCAACGCTACAAATGCGGAACAAAGTAGAATCATTATACAGTTCCCTGTCAGTTCAATCCAGTCAGATATTGACAATGGGATCTTGCCGGCAGACACAGGAAGTATTAAGTTCCATCTTAATCTTTACAACGCTCCTCACGGATCTACAACACCAGAGAACTTTACTCTAGACCTTAAGATGCTTTCTCAAAGCTGGACAGAGGGTCGTGGTTTGGATATGGACAACTATTCAGATGCTGGTGTCTCCAACTGGATCTCAGCTTCTTCAGGAGTTCAGTGGGATACAGCAGGTGGGTCATTCCTTACAGGATTGAATACTTCTGCTAGTATATCTTTTGACACAGGTCTTGAGAACATATCCATAGATATTTCAGAGCAAGTATATAAATGGCTTGATACTACTGACAACTATGGTTTTCTCATTAAGTTCCCTGATGATGATCTTAGCGGTCCAGACTCTTTCTACACTAAGAAATTTTTTGGGAGAACTAGTGAGTTCTTCCACTACCAACCAACTATTGAAGCTCGCTGGGATTCTGCTCGAAAAGACAATAGAGGAAACTTCTACATTAGCAGCAGCATAGCTCCAGCCGCTGATAACCTTAACACACTTTATCTCTATAATGTTATCCGTGGGCAGCTAACAAACATACCAGGACTTTCTGATAATAAGTTGATGGTTGAAATATATTCTGGAAGCACTGCACCAACTGGCGATCCACTTTCTGTCGTTGATTCAGATGGGTCTTCAGTAACTGCTATAACTGGCGGCTTGCTAGTAGAGAACGGCAACACAGTTACAGGTGTTTATACTGCTTCTTTTGCTTCTACAAGTTCCTTGGATACAATATTTGACGTCTGGCACACAGGTTCAGGCGGCTCTAGAATAGAGTTCTATACAGGATCTTATGAACCACTATCAGTGGCGACTTCTGATTTATTATACGACACAGTTTATTTGACAACTATTACAAACTTGGATGACGAGTACAAGAAAGGTCAAAAGCCAAAACTTCGTGTATTTGTTAGAGATAAGGACTGGAGTCCAAACATTTATACAGTTGCAAATGCTACTGTTGAAACAACTATCATTGAAGATGCTTACTATCGCATTTTCCGATCAATCGACAACTTAGAGATAGTTCCTTACGGAACTGGAAGCTCAAACAACAACTTCACTCGCTTATCGTATGACGTAAGCGGGAACTATTTTGAGTTAGATACTTCGTATTTAGAGCCTGGCTATATGTATGGAATTCAGTTTGCTTACTATTTACAAGGTGAATATAGAGAACAACCCGAAGTATTCAAATTTAAAATAGAAGAAGATGATGTATGAGCAGCCTAAAGAGTTTATATCAAAACAACAAAGAAGGCACAACGGTAAGTAAATACCTCAAGAGCAGTTCGCCTGATACAGTCGGCGACGGGGTAGAGTCCGAAGCTCATTTAAATGCTCTTACGGCACGTAACGATTATTTCCTTCCACCCATTGATTATTCAGACCCAGAGAACTTTGTAAAGTTTGGGTCTGCTTATGAATATTATAAGAATGCGTTTGAATACATCGCTAGTGATTATCCTTATGACGGCTCAGGGCTAGAGAAGACAAACTTCTACAATAACATAAACCCACTAGAAAAATATATGCTAGAGGTGGTATATCCTAGATCAACTGGCTTTGTTACTATCGGTGCAGACTACGGCACCGCATATTCAAACTCTTCAGGATATTATTCTTCTTCCCTTGATCAATATATTCAAGTCAAGGGCGGGCCACACCTAAACACAAAATTTAATGAATCAAAAAATAGAACATCAAATCTTGAGTTTGGTGGTCCAAGCGGCTCAACAGTAGAGTTCTTCCTAAAGAAGGACGACCTCATAGACTCTGGATCAGAGTCCCCACGACAAGTTATCTTCGATCTTACTAACGGGGTCACAGACTCTGGTAGTGCAGATTATGGGAGACTAAGGATAGAGCTTGTTTCAGGTTCTGAGACGCAATTCAATGTGACCATGTTGTCTGGTGCAACAGGATTTAACAATGTTTCTGTTCCCTCAACCGCAGGGCAAACAACAATCTCTGACGGGACATGGAGAAACTTCTCATTTGTATTTGATACCAGTGGTTCATCTGGTGTGCCATCAATTGATTTCTATGTAAATGGCACCTGTATAGAGACAGGAATAACAGGCACCTCCAACATTGAGACAGTCGTTACAGGAACTTTGATTGGTAATATTGGTGCCCTCCGCCAAAACCCATCAGGCTCAACAGGGCTCACAGAAGGTGCTGGCAAGTTGTCAGCTTCTATAGATGAGTTCCGCTTCTGGAAAACAAAAAGAGACGCTGAACAAGTTGGTCGTTATTGGTTCTCTAATGTGGAGGGCGGTAGTGACAAGTATGATGCCAATGTTTCTTTGGGTGTATATTTTAAATTCAATGAAGGCATCACTCAAACCGCCAGTATTGATCAGGTCACATTAGATTATTCTGGTAGGGTTTCTAACGGTACATTCACAGGATATACAACAAACTGTAGAAACACAGGCTCAGCCATAGATCAACTATCGATTGAATCAGTCAGCGAACGTGGCGACCCCATTGTAAGAACAAATCATCCTGAATATATTTCTGTCAAGAGTAGCTATGAGTTGAGCGGATCAACCTACGACTACAATAATAATGCTAGATTATTGAACCACCTTCCAAACTGGATTATTGAGGAAGAAGAAAACAACAATAATGAAATCGTATCTATAACGCAAATCATTTCTGGCTATTTTGATACGCTCTATAATCAGCTTACATCCTTGAGGGAACTAAAATATAACAAGTATATTAGCGGAAGTCTTACAGATTCAATAGACGAGTTCCCCTATAATGATAGACTAGTCGAGAATCTAGGTATCCAGACACCAGAGTTGTTTGAAAACGCAGATGTACTAGCACAGTTCTTCCAGAGAGACGAGCAGATCAACTTTGATCAACAGTTGGTAGATATTAAGAACTCAATCTACAAGAACATTTATAATAACCTCAACTTTATTCTCAAATCCAAGGGTAACGAGAAGGCAGTCAGAAACTTCATTCGTTGTTTGGGTGTTGGTGAAGAGGTGTTAGCTTTCAATACTTATTCTGATGACACTGACTTTGAGCTTTCCAGCAGCTATGTTACATCAGTTAGTACGAAGAAGTACGTAGATTTTACAGCTTTGCTTAATCAGTCTGATGACGATGCTACAGTTTATCAGTATTATGATTCTTCTAACGCTAACTCTGTGGGTCTCATTAGTGGTTCTACAGATCTTGATGAATATGCTTTTACTTTACAAGGTGAGTTCATCTTCCCTAACAAAGATGAGCAGGATCAGCTTTCATACATTATGCCTCAAGTTGTTAGTTCCTCTCTTTATGGGTTCCATACACCAAGCGACACAAGTCAGACTTCTACAGATTTGACTTGGGAGTCGGCAGCAAATGATTTTGGTTTGCAGGTGTATGCTGTTAAGAGTCCCGGCGAGTTTGCAGAAATAACCTCACCAACTTACCGTGTAAAAGACGCCTACTTTGTTGTAGAAGATCGTGCTGGTAATACTCTTCTAACTTCCAGTATTTTCAGAAACGTCTATGACAACGAACGCTGGAATCTATCCTTGTCCATTAAGCCAAAAAGATATCCATTCTCTGATGGTGTTTTAGATTCATCTGTTTCCACAACAGGATATGAACTTGGGCTTTATGGTGTTAATTTCGACACAGGAGCCAAGCAAAACTATTTTAATGCAACAACAGACTTGACTTATGCTTCTGGGTCTTCTATTATTGGTTCCGCAAAAAGGATCTATATCGGGGCACACAAAACAAACTTTACAGGAAGCACTCTAACTTCCACCGATGTCCGTGCTTCAAGTATAAGATACTGGACAGATTACTTCTCACCAGAAGTTGTAGATTTGCAGGCAAAACAAGTAGATACTCACGGGTCTTTACATCCTTCTAGAAATGCTTACTTGTTCCAAACAGCAAGTGCTGGCGTTTTCATTCCAAGTATTCAAACACTTGCACTCAACTGGGAGTTCGCCGAAGTAACAGGATCAGATACAAATGGCCGCTTCATAGTACAGGATGCCTCTTCTGGGTCTGCGGGAACAGATTATGAATCCACATACCAAGGGGATACATTCAGTAACATAAATCTACGACAACACACTGGTCGTGGCGACTTCTTTACAAACTCATCCACTCCAGTTCGTAAGCAATATGTTTATGCTGATAAACTTTTACCACCAGAATACATCGCTTCTAACGAGATGGTAAAAGTCCTCTCAGTAGATGATGAAGTCTTCGGAACATTTAAGAAGCCTGCTAGTAGCTTCTTTGCTATAGAAAAGAGCATGTATCGCAGCATTTCTAATCGTATGCTCCACTTGTTTGCCTCTATTAAAGACTTCAACAACCTTATCGGTGAGCCAGTCAATAAGTACCGAATGAACTACAAACACATGGAAAAAATGCGGGAAATCTTCTTCCGCAAAGTCCAGAATGATATTGTAGATCTACAGAAATATCTTGATTACTACAAGTGGCTTGACACAGCAATGACTCAAATGCTTGACCAACTTATGCCCGCATCTGCTCGTTATGCTGCTAATGTTCGCAATATTGTTGAGAGTCATGCTTTGGAAAGAAATAAACTCCAATATCGTGCTCCATTGCTTAAACCACTAGGAAGCCTGGCAGGAGTAAATCAGATAACTGGTGACATAAACGGTGCAAATACACAGATTGGTGTCGAGGGCGACCCTAGCGATGTAGTCAGCAATCCTCCCCGCCGACCTGCACAACCAGACCCAGGCGATCTTGGTGGCAATCAGCTTGTAAGCCCTGGTGTTCTAGATGAACAAAGACTTCAGGATTGGGCAAGAAACTTCCAGATTGGTGAAGTGCAAGTAGAACCAGATATAGACCCAGACTTATTAAGACCTAGGCTTGGATAGATACTCTGCAAGGAACTAGTTACTAAATGGCTAATAAAACTATTATAAACTCTGCTCCACCAAAACCATCAAAAAGGGTTATAGGCGGATCTAACCAGAGAAGTAAAGCAAGATTAAACCTACAGGGATCTCACGGTTGGGCTCTTAACCACGCTCCAATAGATTCTGATGAGAGTAAGAACGCTATTTGGTGGAAAGAAAACGCAGAGAGATACGATGCACCTTTGTCTTCGTCTGGCGATGTTTTATACACAAGACAGTCTGCTCAACGTGAGGTTCAGAGGGAATCAGATAAAAGAAGAATTTATAATCTAGATGCGGAAATAAACAAATCTATAAAAGGTGGAAGTAATCAACCTTTCAATAAAAAGAATCGTTTAACAAATATTGCATTTGGTGACTTTGAGCAAGAGATAAACATAACTGATGAGTTGTATCCCAACTTAAAAAAGAGACTATCTGTAAAGGCAACTATAGATGGGCAAACTTATGTAGGGGAACAAGTACTTCCCTTCAGTGCATTTAGTTCAAGCGTCAATACAGGGTACCAATCTTTCCTATCATCATCAGGCTATACAGATGTAGATTTTGCAAATCTTCATAACGATAAAATACAGCCATACAACGGAGAGGTTCCACTTCAGGGACCTTTCACTGAAAGATATGTTGGCGGTATTCAGGCACGACACAATGCACCATTGAGAACAAGCGAAAGAAAAGAGCAGTTTTCTATATCATTGGATGGTGGTTTTGCTATAGCTTCAATAACAATCGACATCGGCGGCGGTTTTGATATAGCAAACTATGACGGCAAAGAGGTCACTCTAGATTTAGACGGCGTCAGTTTTATAACTAGCTTTGATATTGGCGTGAATATAGATGAAAGCACTGAAAGTGTTTCGGGTATTGCCGATGCTCTAAATGTAAGTGATGTAGCAACCGCCCTCAAGAATAGTCTAAATGCTGCTATCACAGCACAGGGTCTCCGCATCTTTGTTGAACCTTATTCTTCTGGTGCGGTGATATTTGTATCCTCTAGGATTCCAGGACCTTCAGTGAATGGGATTGAGTTTGCAGGATCTCTTATATCTAGCATTTATGGATCTACCGCTGCTTTTGCAGGTGGTAAGGCACCATCCGCCACAATCGATGCGATTTCTGGAGCTAACCCAAGGGGTCAATATTTACGAGGACAGGCAGCCAAAGCACCTGTAAATATAAGGAACATAAAAACATTATTTACATCCGATAGTGTTCGTGTAGTTGGTAACTACGTCAGAAACTATGAAGTTGTTCAAGGTGCTAACCGAGCCGCAACCAACATGGACTTGGCTTATAACACAGATAACTACAGCTATCAGACACCAAGTGCTTTCGTGACAACGCCTGACCGTAGGACACTGGGACTAACTGGTTCGGCAGATTTCCCCGCACCTCGTCAGATCACTTCCAGAAAGATTAACGAGACAATCATTGTGAATCGTTTCTCTGCTCCAGGTGATAAGGTAGATTCTAAGCAGCAGTTCCGTGATGTAGCATCTGATCAGTTCTCATCTAATAATGCTCTTCCATTCCGCAACTTGCCTGTACGGAATCCATACATTAAGCAACTTGCTACACATACAGACTTTGGCGGTTTTGAGCCAGGAAGCACAACAGTCGCTTCAGTCCATAAAACACAAAGAAACCAAACCCAACGAGTAGAGGCTTCTGGTAGTACATTCGTAACAGGGACAGTTTATGATGCTTATTTTGTGACAAGACCAGTTCCAGCGGGTGATAGTACTCAGTGGTTCTTTGCTTTATCTGGGTCTGACACAAATACATATAGCAACTATGTTCTTTCGGGTTCAAAGTATCCAGAAGATATCACTCTATCAAGAACAAATATTACTGCGGACGCACCAAGTTTATTTGATCCTGGGACTGGTGGTTTCACCTGGACTGATGGAAATACATACTATATCTGGTCAGATAATCCATATAATGCACCCTGGTCACAGATTGCAACACAATACAAAAATGCGGCAAGATACCTAAGAAAGAATAATCTTTATGAACTCCTTCCTGAAGAGGTTGTCTCTAAGGATGCGATTAATAATTTAGATTCTACCCAGTCAAGAACTTCTACTGATCAAGCCGGGAACACAATAACAAACTATTATTCTCAAGCATTTATTGAGCCTCCAATAACCTCTCGATATAAGCCACTCGTCCATCAGATTGAGACATTTATTGGATCCCCCTCAGAGACAACTGACAACAAGATTACGCTTAATCTAGAATACAGTTATGGCAACTCTTTGATGGGCTTTGCGAACCGAGAACTTAACAGACAACTTGCTGGCGATCTTAAGTTTGCTCACAACAAAATCAAGCGACCATACGAAGCATTGCGGGAACAACTAAATAGTGACTCATCTCGCACTCTAAATGGCGTGAATATGATAAAAATGTTCGCATACAACGAGACAATCTTCCCAAGAGAAATAAACACCTACCTTTCTGGAAGTCGTGCTCGTTTAGCGTTTGCAAACTCTTATTGGAAGAATGATGCTGATATAGAAACTGTAACAACTTTCTATAGCAATTTTGATGTTCTTTTTTATTCTCCCACAATTGAAGCAAGAGACAATAGACAAGTCCCAAGATTGACTGCTCCATTCACAACTTCTCAAGGATATGTCATCCAGAGGTCTGAACAGTTGCCTTACAATCCTTCTAACCCTTCGACACCTCAAGGAACAGGCCCAGGCACTGCATCTATATGGCCAATGGATTCTTATTTGTGGTCTGATTTGTCCGATACATATGCTGGGTCAGCATTCAATACAGGAACCTATTCGGCTTCTGTTATCTTGGCTGACCAATCAACTACCGCTTGTGGTGAGCTTATGATGACTCATTACGGGACAGTGATAGATTATACAACGGACAGTAATCCGCTGTATGTCACAAGTAGTCGCAGTTATTACTTAACAGCCGATACAGTATCTTCTCAGTATGTTTATAACATTGCTTTTGCTACAGGAACTCTCAGCACCCTTACTACATCTGTTGAGCCCCGTATTCCAGGTGGGCCTTTCTCTCGTCCTGCTTGGACAGCGGCTTCTGAGCGAAGATTTGTCGATGGAGAAAACAAAGGGGACTTGGCTACTCAGGTTTACCCATTCTATAATAGTTACGACCAGTGGGTAGCCGAACTAAGACTTAAAGGCAAGGCCCACACAATTATTCCAGAGTATCGTGTAAGCGAGCATGTATCCGAGTTTAAGACCAATCGAACACTGTTCACAGCGATTTCTTCCTCACTAGAAATCACGGGAGCAAATACAAATAATTTTGACGGAACGAACACAGACTTCTACACAAGGTATTCTACTACGGATAATATGGAGTTCTTATCTGACTTTATGACATATGATAAGGGCGATGTCAATTTTATTTTTAATGATTATCCTCGTCACTTTGAGATAAATTCTGATGCGATTATGAAGTTGTTGCCTTACGATGGATTCTATCCAATGAATAGAACCCTTGAAATATCAACACTTTTCTCCCAATCCTATAGTGCTGCTGCACAATTTACAGGCTCTGAGGCTGGTGCTCATAGTCAGTGGAGAACATTATTAAGACCATACTTCGCACCAGGCATCATGTATAACTCCATCAAGTCTGGTGTTGCTGTTGATTATCCAATCCGCAGGGTAACAAGAAATGAAGGACAATATGTCGAGCAAAATACTGTTGTTTATGATCCAATATATCCAGGCTATAAGATTGGCTACCCATTGTTCGGCAGCCTCTACGGTGCTTTAACTGGTGCTGCTGATGTTTCAGGTACAATCCCAGGGGGACAAAGAAGAAATAGAGAAGATTTTGATTGGACCGATCCAGATGTAAATGCTTTATTCTGGGCAGACAGACTTCCTTTTGAGTCTATTTTGGCACCTGAAGATTACTTAACTGCTGATTTAGGCACCACAACTGGTTCATTGGCAACAGTGATGTCTGATATTAACACATTCCTTCACCTAGATGTTACAGCGTCTTTCACTGAAGGGCAGATAGATTCTAACAATCTTTACAAAAAAGCAGTATCTAACTTCCTTGCTAATGTTCCACAATTTTTCTTGAAGACAAAGGAGAATAAGTTTGGATCTCCAGGGAAACTCACGAAGTTTGTATCTCAATTCGGCAGCCCATCCAAGGGCTCTCAAGAAGTTACAGCCGCTGCTCGTACTGTAACTATTGATCCTAAAAAGGCTTACATGATGGAGATCGGTCTAATGAAGACTGATCAGTTCAATATGTACAGCAACCCAGCAGCTTTTGGTCCAGCAACTAACACAAGCTATATTTACCAGCCTTGGGAAATTGCCGAGGCCTCTGGCTCCTGGGTACCCTCTGGTTCTGCTTGGCCTAAACACCGTGGTGAGTTCGCTCCATTTACACCACCATATTACTACGGACCTTCACTGGCTCGTATTACCTTCATGCCTTTGGGGGACAAAGAAGAATATACACTAGAAGAAATCCTAAACAATGATCGTGGTGAAGTCTTTGTAGATTTCCTCAATGAAAGCGGAAGTTACTATGATGCTACATCAGGCTCTTATGTCGATGCTTACGGAAACACCATAACAACAAACACAACACCTGCTTATAAGTGGAATCGTGCTTGGCTCAACAGAATGGACATTGATGCCTCTATCAACATAGACAATGAGTTCCCAACTTCAGCAGGGTCTTCATATAAATCAGTAGATCCTAATAAATGGACAATCATGCCTAAGTGGGAAAGTCCAATTCTAGATTTCCCAAGTATCACAAGAACCCCAGCCGTGCCGGCAGTTCCAGTTGCTTATGCTACTGCTTCAGCAACTATGGCAGCAGGTCTTGTTGCTGATTACGACACACTTGACTTAGTCATTGAAACTAGTACAGTAACTGTTACTTTCACTTTTGATGCAGCTTCAGTTGGTCCATCTAGGACAAGCGCAACAGATTATAAGGTAGGGTATTCAGGCTCTTCAGGTAATCCTGAAGTTGCGCAAGCTCTCTCAGCATCAGTTGCTCTAGCTCTGAGTAATGCAGAAATAGATGTAACACCATTTGTATCGGATTCTTTATCTTCAATAGTGGTCCTTACAGATAATGTTGGTGGAACAGGGATTAACGGGAAGGCATTAACTGGAGATACAGTCACGCTAGGCTACATTACCCAGTCTCCTTTTGCTGGCGGTGCAGATGCTACACCAGGGGTCCCTGCTTCTACAACAGTGGATTACAACTTTTCATCTTCTGTCAACCCTTCAGAATTCACAAGTTCTGCTCAAGGTATGTGGCACCAATACGGCTCCACACCCGACGAAGGTGAGGGCGTCTATATGTATATCAAGGATATTCCAACTGACGAAGACGAAGAATACGACCTTATCGCCAGTTTGGTATATTCAGGAGCAATGGTCGGCACAGTAGGCAGCTATGACTACGTTCGTAAGGTGCCAAAATACGTTATTGATTCTAACAGAACAGTGACTTCTCTAGCAGACCTTTGCGGCTTCGACCCCGACGAGATTATACGAAAAGGCTTCGACCCCAAGAAAGCCAAGAGGCTCGGCGAACTTGCAGAAGACAATGAAAACTCTATATCAGAAGCAGTCGTTGCCCTACCATTTTACCTTGATGAGAATGGCGAGCCAAAACTCATCACACTTCAGGCTTCACCAACAGAGTTGGGACCAAAAATCAAAGAGTTCCGCAAGAACTTCACCAAGTACTCATTACCACCAGTTCTCGCACAGAAACTCCTAGGTCTCGTTCCAAAGGGCTACCCAACGGTTGCCGACACAATCAACCCGTTTGGCGGCGACGAATACGACGAGATACTTTCAGGGGAAGACATAAAACAAATACCTGTTGTCTATCTCATGGAACACACTGCTCAACTAACCAAGCAAGACCTAGCCGATATCTGGCAAGGTATTATGCCCGATCTAGCAAGACGAATGAACTTCAGTTTCTCTGCGATTGACCACTACATGCCTGGTGATAATGTAGAAGATACACCAACCCAGTTCCCAGAGGTCTTAAAAGAGCAGATCAACCTCGGTGCAGTTCGTGACGGCAACCCAAGATATGACCTATTGGACATCGCCGAAAAGGCTTGTAAGCAAGGCTTCTTCCCAGAGATTAAGTGGCTAGTCTTCAAGGTAAAAGAAAAAGGCTACTCAACTTATGCTGAAATGATCATTGAAGAAGTTGATGGACCAAATGCTCTTGGGTATGATAATGCGAAAGAGTTTATGACTCTTCAGGGTCTCCCAGAAGATCAGGTTGATAGAATCCTCGGCGACCGAGATGAGTTTGCTAAGAATGCTTACATTTCCAAGCACTCCTTGGACAGCCCAACTTATAACTGGCCTTATGATTACTGCTCCTTGATTGAGTCAGTCAAGATTAACTCTAAAGTTGGCTTCCGCCCAGATCTTGAAAAAGAGTACGAGGAAACTGAGGCAAAGCTAACCCAACAGACCATAGACGAAAAAGCGGGCAACAAATAATAATGTATGAGGATATTTAGGGTATGGTCCGTTTTTTCAATCAAAAAGAAGAAGTAATCAACATCGAACTCACGCCATACGGCAGACAACAGTTCGCTAGCGGTACTCTGTCCCCAGCATTTTATGCTTTTTATGATACTTCTATTCTCTATGATGGGGAATATGGCAGCATAACTGAAACACAGAATCAGGTAACCAATAGAATCTCTAATGAAACACCAAGACTACAGACGTTGTCCAGGTTCTCTTCAGAACCAGGTTCTGTTTTTTCTTTAGCTACCGCAAGAAATCAAGACGATTTCTCTCAAAATAATGAGTGGAACGCCGCTTTTTACAGAATGCTGGGAAGCAGCGACCCAAACTCTACATACAATCCAGCTTGGAAGGTGAATGTCCTAGATCTAAGTGATGTCGGATTTCACGAAGGCGTTCAATACAATGCTAGCAATACCATACCACAAATGAGTGCTACATTACAAATAGATTATGAAAGCATTCCAGTTCCTGACTCTGAGGAAACAATCTTAACTCTTGTTAGCACTGATAAGTTTGTTCTAGATATCGAGGAACTCAATACAATATTCAAAGGAAACGGAAACTTTGATATAGAGGTTTATGTTTCAGGAACCGATGGCTTAATCAAATCACTTGGATTTATTAACGACAGGTCTGAAAAGGGAGACATCCTAGCAACTCAGGCTGACCCTTATACTTTAGCTAACACAATCAATGGGACAGAGGAAGATATAAATAATAACTTCCCAGTTCTTGATGAAAGTTATGTTGAGTTCTTTTTAGATATTTCTGTAGATGATGAAATCGTGGGCATATCCTTGCCAACAAACTCAACACTCTATAGCAGAAAAGTAGATAGAAATCCAGTAGATCTTTGCGATATAACACCAGGTGCTATCAACTTTGATACAAACGGCGAAAACGACGGATAATAAGAGATGACGAAATTAGTATCTAACATAGAAATTGATTCACTAGTTCTTGAGAGGCAGAGGGACGAGAATACAGAAAATATTCTCAACAGTCTTGTTATATCCTCTGCTGTTAATCTGTCTAGTGATAATGCTATATTAGATAATATCAACTTGCGAATTGTTGTTTCTCTGACAAAGCAATCAGCAGCAGTTGTTGATTTTATAACACAAAGGTACAATGAGTTTGATAGTTTGAATCTTGAAGGTGTGACTAGTCACGAATACAACAACTTTTTAAAACAGTCTATAATGAGCGAAGAGGAGTATCTCAAGTCTTCCAGCCCATTCTCTCCTGTCTCTACCGACATGGAGGCTCGCAACTTAATCATCACTAATAGGGTTTCTATCTTTGGAGATGGTGCAGCAGTAGCAAAAGATCTTATAATCTATGATATTCCAATGTCCGAGGCTGTAGCCAATCTCAAGAACCGAATGGCTATGTTGGATCTTATTCGCATTGACCTCCCAACAACTACGCAGGATTTGGAACAACTTTCAGTCTATGCTTTTGCTTACGATACGATTGTGCCCAACTTCCTTAAGGACGACCCAGAAGATAACTTCACAATCAACACTGGTACTTCTATTATTTCTGCCTTGACTCCTTTGGGTGATAAGGTTTTATATTTGTCTCCCTCAAAAGAGGAGCCATTTGTTGGGATGCAGCAGGAGAACGTAGAAGCCTCACCAGACGCTGATAAACTACGAACCATTGAGGAGCTTCCAAGCGACATTGCGGTAAAGAGATATACAAACATCGCAGAAAAAGCCGAGGAACTCTTCACAACATATCAGAAAGATAAGAACTACGAACTCAATAAAGTCCTAAAGAGGGACAACTTCTTTTCAGATTTCTGGCTTTCAAGGGACACAGAAGATAACCATAGGTTTGTTTTTGCTTTTGATGTCCAATCATACTTGGCTAAGAATGGATTGTTCCCATTTGTTTATAAAAACGACGAGTTGGCTAGAATATTGATTGCTGGCGGAGAAAGTATTTCACCAGACACTCCTTCTTCTGTTGTTTCCGTAGAAGTCTTCAGAAAGCATTTTGATAAAGGTCCGAACGAGTTCTTTGCTACAACTCCAGTGAAGGACGTAAAGAACGTCAGCATATCACTTCCAAGTGACTTGGATTCTATCAAGATAAGCTTCTTTGAGGGCTATGATGATTTCGGAACACCTGACGACGCTAATAATCAGATCAACGGAACCTATCAGTACAGTGCTAAATGTACAGTCGCCGACAACTCACCAGAAATGATGAGAAAACTAATCAACACAATATACGGACTAAAGAGATCCACCAAGTTGATTTACGACTATTTGGTCGGCAACAAAGAAGTATTTGATACAAGGACAGGACTCCTATCCCAAGATATTAAATCAATCAGTGCTAATATCGACGGAGAGAATATAAATGTAGCAGACAGACTGCTCACAACCGCTCAAACCTATGAAGTCTTCTTGAGTGCTTTATCACCTGCTGGTCAGGACCTTGAACTACAGAGATACTACGAAAACCAGTTTGAGATAAATGGTGGCAGAATAAGCCCACAAGTCATTAAGGATTTGGAAAACCTGCTGGATCTAGGTATTCACTTTGTATTCAGCAAGCTGGAGAAGTTCTACCCACAGGACCCACTTGGTCGCCAACAGGACAGCCAAAAGAACACTTTTGCTCATAACGCCAGCCGCTCCAACAGGCTTAACCTATCTGTTGTAGAGCACACCTTTGGCGAGACTTATGAAAAGGGCAAGACCGACGGTTATGGTCTTGACTACATTTTCGGGGAACAAGACCAACAAGACAGCTTGAGCAATATCAATCTTGAGCAGTACGAGCAACGTCGTGTAGAAGAGTTTAAGAAGTATTTCAGTGCCGGCAAGGGTGGTTCCGAGATTATTCCCGGCGGCAGTTATGAGAATCCTTCATATGCTTATATGACTGCTAAAACTATCCGTACTCCCGGCAGAGAGATTATTAATCAGACGAAGTATGCTAGTGAGGACGCTGCTGTTGTTGAGTATGATTATGATCGTTATGGTCAGTTGTTTGCTGATATTGTTGATTTAAATCACCAGATTAAGGATTTGGGTTTATTTTATCCTTCTTTGTTCCGCAAAACCACTGCTCAAAATATCAACAACAAGATCTATTCTTCGGTTAGAACGCTTTTAGAAGAGAAGTTCGGCGTTTCTATTAACGAAGTAGTCATTCCACAGTTTAGTTCCCCACAGATCATAAAAGACGGAACAAGATCAACAATCTACAACTTGCGTGATCGTGAGAACTGCGGACCAAACGCTGGACTTCCACTGCTCCAAAGCGTCATTGGCGGCGAGAACACACAGGACACAACCACTCAGTCCTACCTTGATTCTGCGGGAACAAAAATAAAAGACGAAGACAGTGAAAGAAGCAAAGGTGCTATTGATAGCGAAGCTCAAAAACAAGACAGAAAAGAAAGAGCAATCAAACTACCATTCGCTATCCTAGGAGAACTCACCCTAGACAAGCTAATCCATAACCTCAGCACCACTGAAAAGGACGTTTTTAACTCATTGACCGCCCTAAGACAAGCACTCAACATTTCCAAGAGTGATATTGAGGCAGCCATAGAGGGAAGCAACGTTAGCCAAATGCCTAACCAGCTTAAGAGTATGCTCGTGTTTTCTACAACTGACGGCGTGTCCTCGTTGGGAGCAAGTGACGGCAGTGACGGTTTTGATGCTTGTCGCCCACGTATTCGTGATGCTGACGACGATACAAGTGTTGGGGACTTGGTGAGCTTCTTTAATAATCAGGAAGAGATCCCACCATATCCACAGACTGAAGACCCAATGAAGATCTACGCTAAGTTCTTGGCCTTTTGGATGAACTACAGACAGGTCGCTGTTGTTGAGTACTTGGACGGGTTTAGCTCCCTCAAGCCAACTGACGGCAACACTGAACTAACAGATCAAAAGCTCAAGCTCGCTAACTGGAGCAAAATGAACGCTTCAACAGCCCAGTCACTTCTAGACCGAGGCGGCTCTATCCTATGTCGTGCCCGACTTATGACCACCGAAGACTATCTTGAGTTACTATCAGGTGCGAACTTGTCGGAACAACAAAGAAAAAGTATTATAGAATATTTTGAGTCAAAAGAACTTTTGAATCTACCAACTTATAATCAATACTTCTATATACAAAGTGAGGCTGCTGAAGTTGTAACAGAAGAACCACAAATGATGGAAGAACAACAACAAGAGCAAGTCTTTGTAGTAGGGTACTGATAAATGTCGAACAAAAGAAGAAAAATAACTCTTAGTAAAAACAATCTAGATCCACTCTCAAGGTGGTATTTTTCAAATATTAAGATTGGGAATGTCTTTACATTTAAGGCTTCAAGTCCAGTTGAAACTGATAATCGTCTTTTTATCAACCCTAATCGGGATCAAGCTGGACTTGGGGGTATTTCACCAAATGACCCTCATGTGACTTGGGATCTGGCAGGGACTTATAACGATGGCGAAGGCAACCGACAACCTACAGAAGCTGCTCTAAGAGACTTTGTCAGGGCAGCAACTGCTACACAGTCTGAAATGCGTGTAGAGTTCTCCCAGAGAATAAATCCCTTTATTTATAAAGAGAAGAGTATTGCTGGGGAAGAGGAAGCATTTTATAGTTTCCCTGCTCAGATAATCGATTCTTTGTTAGAGAGTGCTAGAATAGTAGTAGCCGAGGCTCAATCTCCTATGAGTTTCAATAGAGAACTCAACGTTGATGGAGAGTTTGACCGTTTTGCGGCGAACATAAGAGGGACAAACTCAGATCTTGAAAGATATCTACAGCGAAAGGTGAATGAGGTCCGAGCCAGACCCGGTGTCGATAATATATCAGATATTATACGTGAAACGCTAGCTATTGTCTCAAGAGATCCTGACGTTGCACAGGGTCTTTTTGGAGGAGACACTCAAAAGGCTGTTCAGTACCTAACATACATTTTTATGCTAGAGATCAGAAGAATAGTTTCTGACGAAGCTTTTAAAGAAGTTCTTTTAGGTGGGAATGAATTTGAGTATAATCATCACTATGTTGAGATAGATACCCCTTATGTTTCAACTAAAAATTCTAATAACTTCTTGGAAGAGTTATCTTCAGGCGAACCTTACCGATCAGGGATAAAAAGTGATTACTCGTACTTTATCCGAGGGTATGAAGAAAACACAGTTGATGACAGTTTTTCAGAAAACTTGCTACCAAATAACTATGCAAGACATTATTTTAGATCTTTGGCGTATAAGAGGGCAACCTCTGGTCCTCTCTCTCCAGATGAAGAGAGAAAATACCAAGAATTTAGGACTATCTTAGGGTTGTCAGATGACATAAAGGACGAGGCACTCCTTGACACTTACGAGTCTTTCTATTACAGTTCATATGGCAAAGCCGTTGAAAATATAGACTTAGACAGTTCAGACATAAGAGGCATAGCATCTAGAGGCAACGTAACAATATTTGACTCTACACAAGTTGGTGAGGTTGGTCTAAGCGTAGGTGCTCCGCCAATGGATATAGGTATTGAATTTACAAGAGATGCGATTGGGGACACTGTAGAAACAGTGACCGGACAAGTTTCAGAGGGACTAAACGATGTAACTAGTGTCATGTTTGATAACATCGGAATACAAAATGAAGATGAGTTTAGAACAAATAATCTTTACGCCACAGAATATCTTAAAAATCAAAACAATTCCATAGAAGAAAAAGAAAGTCCATTTGCCATTGTCCAACTAAGAGAGTTTCCTGTTAGAGTATTGCTTACTCGGGTGCCAACTGAACCAGGTTTTGGACCACTCGTATTAAACACAACAGCCGAGACAAACCCTCAGTATGTATTATCCATTAGGTCTCTTATGTTGGGGTCTATAGCTAATAATAACTCACGACGAAGTTATGGATCTATTGTATCTGCAAATGATTCGAGAAGTGAAACTTTGGGATACAGGATAAGAAAAACACTCCCAAATAACAGAACGCAAGACTTTTATATTGGCAATGGAGAAGGGGATAAAGTTGTTACTTACCGGGACTCTCAAATAAAATATGGAAAAGAGTATAGCTATACTTTATCTGAGTATCGTTTGATCTATGGTACAAAATATAAATTTAGAACATACAGTTCAAACTTTCCTTTGTGGGTAATAGGGAACTATCTTGGATTCATAGGAGATAGAGCTACAGAAGAGATAATCAGTAACCTAGAGTCTATTCTAAGATTATCTATTGATGCTTATGTTCAGGAAGAAGCACAACCTGTAGTAACAGAGATACCAATTTATGATGAAGTGTTTAATACACAGAACATTTTTAATATCTTGTCAGAAGAAGAAGTCAGCGGTCTGCTAGTTTCCGATATAGGCGGTCAAGGTGCTATATCCTACCCAAGAGCAAAAGTACTAGACCGACCACCAACTGCACCAATTTTAGATGTATTTCCAATGGTTGGGGCAAAAGATCAAATCAAGCTTGGAATAAATCTACAGACAGGAAACAACACAGGTGCCAATGCAAGAGAGATCATTAGTATCGGTGACATGTCGGATAAGATCAGAGAACTAAAGCAATACCAAGACACTTATGCTAATAGATACTTGCCACCTAAGAAACTAGAATATAAGAATGAGGGTTTGGCGGAACTTAGAAATATCATTCTCTATAGAACAACAAAGATTGATCTAGATGTAGAGAACTACAATGATATTTATAAATCATTTAACCCAGAGATTAATCCCCTAGTTTCGGTTAGAAAATTTACGGATCAGTCGCTTGAGGGCGAAGAGTTTTCAGATGTAGTTCAGATACCTTCATATGAACTAAGAGATACAATCCAACCAAATACAAACTACTATTATACTTGTATTGTAGAGGATTTTCACGGAAACCCATCAAACCCAAGTATTATCTACCGAGTGAGGCTACTCTTTGATAAGGGTCTTTTAATCCCAGAGATAGACACTGTAAATCCAATGGGCGAAAACAACAAAAAGCCACAAAAGAATTTAGCACGCTATATGCAAATAGATGCCTCTAATATTCAGACTCTTCCTTATGTTAATACAGCGGAGGAAGGATTTACAACTGAACGAAGCCTTGGGTATTCTCTTGGTAAATCAATTGAAAATCAAGCTTATATTTTAAGACTAACCTCTAAGGATACAGGACGAAAGTTTGATGTAAAACTAAATTTCGTAGTTCGTGTTGATGGTGCTCCGATAAACGAAGGAACATAAAAAAACAAAATTGAATAATACGAACTATTTATTAGGAACTTATAATATAGTTTGGTTCGTTAAGAGGAAACGTTATGGCTTTTTTAGACAATAGTGGTGATATTATACTTGATGCTGTTTTGACCGACGAAGGTCGTCGCAGACTCGCAATGGGTGATGGCAGCTTCAGGATTACTAAGTTTGCCCTGGGTGACGACGAGATCGATTATTCTTTATATGTCCCAGTGACAGCATCAGGGTACGAAGATACACGAATTCTTCAGTTACCAGTCTTTGAAGCCTTTACAAATAATACAACTTCCCTCAAGAACCGTGTTTTGAGTTATGCTGATAACAGTCTTTTGTATTTGCCTGTAGTCAAGCTTAACTCAACACTAGCACCAACCGCAACAGGCGGAACAGCACCTGTAGGTGGTTATTATGTCTCAGTTGATAGCACAACAACTGATCAAATTGAGCGTTCAGACAAAACCGCTGCCGCTTCTAGCGGTTATCGATTTGCACAAGCAGGAGCATCTGCGGATCAGTCAAGGCTAATCCTAGACCAAGGGTTAGATACAGCAGACTTAGCACTTGGCTTGTTGGCAGGTGCATCCAGTAATCAACAAGAGCAGGCACTTTACGAGTCAGCTTATTTAGTAGAAGTTGATAGCAGACTAATCGGTTTAACAACCCCTTCAGACTTGACAGTAGCTCAGCCATCTTTCATAGATGATGATAATATTGCTACTTACTATTTCTCTCTTGGTACAGATAGTTCTTACTTCGCCCGTCAAAAAGACGGCAAAGGTGGCTCTGCTGAACCAGCCTATGAAATTATTAGCGATTCAAACGGAACAAGATCACAAAATTCAGCAATCGGACCAACAAATACAACAGGTCGTTTAGGTTCTAGACTAGTATTTGGGTTGCGTTCTTCTCTTAACTTACAGAACAGCCAAGAGTTATTTACTAAACTTGGCGGAACAACATCAATAACAGTAGGATCTACACCAACAAGCTTCTCCTTTATTAACACTGTAATCAGAATTACAGGATTTAATACTGGATACCGTGTAGAAGTACCACTCAAACTATTGAAATACACTTCCTAGGACATAAAATATGGCAACCAGTTTTAAAGCACTAAACTCCAATGATGTAACAAGGGCACAAACAAAGCTTCATGAAGCTATCCCTGTTACAGGTACTATTCTTTCAGGAACTTATAGTGATGAAAACATCAAGAACTACTCCCATGGAATGTTCCAGAGTGTTTATGACTATCCATATCTAAGTTCTTCCGCTAATCACATCATTGATTTGACTGCGGGTTGGGCTACAGACTCTGTTTTGTCTAGTTCTTCAGGGGTAGATTTAAGAAATAAGAAGAACGACATTTATAATGAAATGTCTCAAATCTTGGCTGGTTATGACACCACGGGGAGCATTAATAAACTAGACGTTAGCGGCAACTTTGGAAGTGCTGTTGCTGCGGACAAGATGGAAGAAGTTCTGGTATTCAACTTTGCAAGACTTCTAACAAAAGATGAGATCCAAAAGCAAGAAAATGGCTTCACAATAACACTTGGTGTTAGCTCTTCTTACGCTACACCTTTCGCTAAGACACTAGATGTCTATGATCGTGACGGGCCAAACGCAAAAACAAACTCCCCCGCTGGTGAGTTTAATATTCTATATGCTACAGGCTCTGGCTTCGCAGACTCTTCAGAGAGACCTTGCGGATTGTTGTTTTATCAGGCAGGCATTGCTGTCGTAACATCTTCTGTGTTCAAGAGCGATTTTGTAGAAGCTTGTGAGATGGACGGAACTGGCGAGTTGATTGACGATCTTTTGGTAAGCGGCTCAATCAGCGGCTCTGCTGATGCCCTTCGCCACAGAGTACAAAACATTAGCTTCAACAACACAACAGAGCTTAACTCTACCATTTATTTCTGCCGAGCAAACAATAGTGAGTTCAACTACAGCAGTAATCCAACTTACCTAAGCTCAAGTCAGATTAGAGTCAAGGAACTAAGTTCAGACAATCCAGTATCCTATGTAACTACTGTTGGTCTTTATAGTGAAGACAATGCTTTGTTGGCTGTCGCTAAGCTCAGCGAACCAATCAAGAAGACACCAGCAGAAGAATACACACTACGGGTAAGACTAGACTACTAGCAGGGAGGTAAAAATGCCTTACCTCCACCCTTTTGGACCTGACGATATACTACAGAACCGAATGGTGACCCGCCCGAAGTTTGACTTCGTGATGTATAGCGGTTCGGCTTATATCAATAATGATGGTGATTTCCTAGGGCAAAACATAACAACAGGTACAGTTAATCTGTATGAATACAACGTTGATCGAGACGGTGTTACTCAAGAGTTGATCTATCCGTTTGTTTCGAAAAATACTGGACTTATATTCAGATCTAATAACTTAACAGCAGAGCAGTACAGACCTTTAGACCAAGTAACTGGCTCTTATGTATTGACCTCGTCAATCACACGTCAGTACTATGAACCAGTCACATATCCTTTCCCAGATGGAGAGAATGCAGATAAGGACGCTTATGTTACTGCTCGTAAAGAGTTGATATCTTTACAGAACACAATGAACTATTATCGCTACCTCAGTGATAGCTATTCTTATGTCAATAGCTATGTTTCGGGCACAGTCAATATGCTACAGATTCCGTCCATAATGTTCGGGGAACAGATAAAGAAAGGCACAGTAAGTCTAAAGTTCTATTATACTGGCTCTTTGATTGACGAAGCTATTGATTCACGACAGAATGGAGAGCTTATCTCTACGATGGGTAACACAAGCGGCTCCACTGTTGGTGTAGTCCTTTACAACGAAGGTTTTGTATTATTAACTTCTTCCGCAGACATAAGTTCTAACCAAGATAAATACACAGCAAGTAGCCTTCAGAATGCTAGCTGGCAATATTTTGGAGCATATGAAACAGGTCTTGCTACAGCCAGTCTTTTCTCTGTTAGTTTTGAAGGAACCCAAAAAATACCAACAACAACTATGTTTGCCACAGCACAACCTGGTGACCTTAATAACTCGTTGAATCCAACTTGGGTCTCCTCTTCCGCATCAGACTGGAGAGATAGAACTTCTGTTGGTGATAGTGGCTACGTAGAGCCAAAAGATACCCCAATCAAGAATACCATAGACAGTCAGTACTGCAACTATGAAGATGAGTTCCAAAAGCAAACATACATAACAGAGATCGGCATATTTGATAAGGACAAGAACCTTATCGGCATTGCTAAGCTAGCAAACCCTGTCCAGAAAAAAGAGGCAGACAATTATACATTTAAACTAAAGCTAGACATGTAGTACAATCCCCTGGATGATACTAGGACTAGACATATCTACTACTGTTATTGGAGTTGCCCTCATTGACGACCAGGGCAACCTCGCTTTAAGCGAACACTGGGACATCTCCAAGCAAGACACTCTGTTTGAGAAAGCCGAAGTAGTCGGCTCACTTATGTGGGAACTGAGAACAAATCACAAGATTGATTATGTTTTTGTAGAGACAGCCCTGAAGAAGTTCTTCCCAGGAAAGTCCAGAGCCGACACCATTGTAAAACTAGCCAAGTTCAACGGCATCGTGTCGTGGATTTGCTTTGATACTTTCGGCGAAGCACCAGCATTTGTAAATGTGAATACAGCCAGAACACTCTATGGGCTATCTTTCCCCCGTGGAACAAAGGGACCACAAAGAAAGAAAATGGTTATTGAGGCAGTAAAAGACAAAGAGAAAACAGCCTTTCAATATGAGATGGCTCGTGGCGGAAAGAACTACAAAAAGGGAACTGACGACCGAGCCGATGCTGTGGTAATAGCCAGAGCAGGCGAGTTCCTAATAAAGAACGCTAACAATAAAGGATATTTGACGGATAAAATCACATTAACTGATTGACAAACTATTTATTGTATGCGACTAACACAAGACATAATCCGAAAACTCATCAAAGAACAACTTCAAGAGGCTCTTAATAGTCAAGAGCGTGAAGATAAGATTGAGTCTATTGTAACAACTCTATCTAACCTTGCTGATGCAGATGTAAATTACATTCTCAGCCAGGTTCGCAACCGCCTAGACGAACAAGAGCCAGCAAACCGTGATGACGAAATGGCGGAGAAGCTAGATAAAGATGCTACAGCAGGCGAATATGTCAAAGATTTCCGCAAATCAAAAGCCCCACAGTTTAAGGGCAAATCAAAAAAGAAGAAGCAACAGATGGCTATCGCAGCCTACCTTGATGCACAAGACGATAAATAAACTTCTTGACCTAGTTTAAACATATGGTAATATAGTCATGCGGGAGGAGACCGTTATGAACTACCAAGTGTTTTGCGATATGGACGGAGTGCTCGTCAATTTTGAGGAAGGAGTCCTCAAATATATGAACAAGCGGTTCCAAGAGTTGCGAGATGATCTCGCCCACCCAGACCACAAACTTGCCCGATCAGCGGCCAAAGAGCTTGGCGGCTGGGATGTAGAGATTAACCGCTGGCATATTGCTCGCTCCGATATGGAGGGCAGCCTAAAAAGAAACTACCGCACGAGAGACTTTATGTATCGTCTCGTTGAGAACGATGTAGAGTTGTGGGCAAACCTCGGCTGGGAACGAGGCGGCAAAAAACTATGGAACTACATTAAGGACATTCCAGGTATTGAGATTCTGTCGGCACCCATGGAAGAAGGCTCAAAGATTGGTAAGCGAATTTGGGTTGAGCGAGAACTAGGACTTCCAGTAGAAAAAGTCAATCTTTCTGATAGCAAAGAACCCTACGGAGTTTGGAACGGAAAACAAGGACTTCTGATTGATGACCGAGACAAATATGTCAATGAGTTCCGAGCGGGTGGTGGTATCGCTATTAAACATAATCCAGATGATGTGGATAATACGATTAGGCAACTCCAAGAATTAGGATACTAATTGTTCAGCGATCCAGCCTCGGCTAAAAAGAAGAAGATACTTGATGAAATATTGGGTCGCCCTCATAAGCAGGGGAAGGAGTATCTCTACCCTTCCCGCTGCTGTGGGCACCATAAGCCCAAACTATCAGTTAACTTCGACAAGAATGTAGCCAAATGTTGGTCGTGTGATTTTCGCACTAAAAATTTAAGACGACTAGTTCGTCGCTGGGGCGATATCTCTCACATCAATAGATGGAAAGATTTTGATGCCGATATTGAACTAGGCGACCTAGACAACCTGTTCGCCAAGGAAATCGAAATTCCGCAACGAATTGACCTTCCAAATGAGTTCAAAACACTTACTGGTCGCTCTCACCCACCATCATCACGACTGGTCTTCAATTACCTCCGCAAACGAGGGGTAACAGACAAAGATATTCTTTACTGGAAGATTGGCTACTGCGGCAGCGGAGACTATAAAAACAGAGTTATCCTTCCGTCGTTTGACGAGGATGGTTATTGTAATTTTTTTACTTCCCGCACATATGACCCTAATGTCTGGCCTCCTTATCTCAACGGACCAGGGAACAAAGACATCATCTTTAACGAACTGCTGGTTGACTGGGAGCGAGAGGTCACACTTGTAGAGGGAGTATTTGACGCTATTGTTGCTGGTGAGAACAGCATTCCACTGCTCGGCTCAACACTTCGGGAAGACAGTAAGCTCTTCAGGAAGATTGTAAAGAACGATACTCCAGTGCTGCTTGGGTTGGACGCCGATGCCCAGAAAAAAGCTATGCGACTTGTAAAGGCATTGCTAACCTATGACGTGGAAGTTCGCATGATGGATACTTCGGGATATAAGGATATCGGCGAGATGCCCAGAGAGGTTTTCCAGCAGCGAAAAGAAGACGCTCCTTTTATTGATTCAGATGCCTATTTATTGAGGATTGCTTTGTCCATCTAGGAGGCACTCAATGAAGATATCATTAGACGAATTACGAAAGATAGTAGAAGAAGAACTACTAGATGAAAAAGAAGGCAAGAAAGACGCTTGCTATCACAAGGTGAAATCACGCTACAAAGTATGGCCCTCAGCCTATGCTTCTGGTGCCCTAGTTAAGTGCCGCAAAGTCGGTGCCAAAAACTGGGGAAACAGCAAAAAAGAAA